ACCTTGTTGTAATAGATTATCATAATACAATGTAACTATACGTTTAAGAACCAAATGAACATCACACATGTTCTGTCCACCCATTGACCAACCATTAAAATGACTGTTAGGATACTTAATAGGATCACAGTAGTCTTTCATTTGATCATACCAATCATCTGCATCTGCATGGTTTTCACCTTGCAATACATTCAAAAATTTACAAGCACCAGTTCTGTGCTTCATAAAATAATCATTATTGATACGTGTTGCTTTTACTGCTTCTTGATATGTGCTTATGCCTGTTGCTTTTGCACCTGCTGGTGAACGTGCTACCCAGGCCGGAATATCAAGTATCATTCCATAGTCCATATATGCGTCCATCCATTTAAGAACGCCATCACGCTTTTTCTGTGCTTTAGGACAATTAGGATCTTTCCAATCACCTTCCCATACACCTTTACCAATTTGAAATCCACCTGAGTCACCTAGTAACCAAGTATTATCTCTATCTCTATTACGTACCATATCTTCTTTAGGAACAACTTTAGTTGTATCTAAGTCAGCATGACCTGCACTGTATAAAGACCATTTATAAGTAAATGCTCCTTGTTGCTTGTTAAGATAGTTTAGACTTTCTACATTACTATTCCAGTTAGCAGGAATACGTGAATCTTCAATATAAGGACCTTTAACAGGATCAGGAAACCTTTGCTTACCAACATATGTTGCATAAAAGCCGCTCAATGCTGGCAAAAAATGTGCATAGTCGTTTTGTGTCGCTGTTAAGTCTTTATTCATTATTTGCTCTGTGCTGGAAGTATATAATCGTATTTTACCATACCACTGTCTACTGAAATCATCATAGCACCTTGATCTGAAATACTCATAGAAGCATCACCATCTAAGTTTAAGATTGCTTGTACTTGTGCTACTGGCCAACTCCAAGTGTGTGCTAACTTGCCTTCAACATTATGTTGGAAAACAAATTCACCTGCGTGTGTACTCTGATCACCAAAACTAAAAACCAAGTTTCCATCTTTAGTCATTACGTTGAATGTTGGTTCTTCTGCGTGTGCCGCACTCATAAGTTTCATACGTGCAATACTTGCCATGCTTGGTTGGAATGTTACACTCCAAGCCGCACCTTTAAATTTTACTGTCTTTAGTTTTTCTTCAATAATTGCTTTATTCATAAAGCGATAATCATTTTGGAAATCACCTGCCGCATTTTCAAAGTGAATATGTGTTGGAATTGTTTCTCCGTTGCGTTCTGCCTTTACGACTTCAATCTTTGCATCTTTTTGATACTCCGGATTTTTCAAATGCAATGCTAACTTATCTAAGTTAGGCATTCCAAAAGTTCCTTCAAACTCTGCTACTGGCGAATGTGTACTACCTGATAAAATTACTGAACGATCTTCAGCCATTGCATCAATGTTAGTACCTTCATCATTGCTTACTTTCACTAGTGTTAAAAAACCTAATGCATGTGTGTGAGCAACAACGTCTTGTAGAATGTCTTTCATGTAGTTTCTCCTATTTCAAGTTTTATTATATTATCTTTTGGCTTGTTTGTCAAGAGTTTTTCGATACTATGCTTTGGTTTAAACCCTAGACTTTTCATTTTGTCCATGTTTGCACATGTCCATTGCCTTTCATTTGGGGTATTTAGGCGGATAGGCAAATTGTCTGCAAAATCACGGATCCTAAACGGCACTCCTGTGCCTATGTCGACAGTACCAGTATAAGTAGATCGTATTAATAATTCAATAGCATCACACAAATCATCCATATGTATAAAATCTCTGTAATGATTTGTAACGTATTCTAGTTCGCCGTCAATTAGTTTTTGTATAAACATACCTTTTCTTGGTTTATAGTCATACACTGTATGGAATCTCATTCCTAATGTTTTATGATTTCTTTCTGCGGCTTCTTCTACACAATACTTTGTTGCCGCATATGGATTTAAGTCTGGTTCATATGCTGAACTAGAACTTGCATACATAATTCTAGTATTAGGATATCTAGCAAACAATCTTTTACTAACTTCAACATTGTTACGCCAGTATAGTCCTGGATCTTTCATACTATCTCTTACACCACTTTGGCCTGCTAAATGAATAATCAAATCAAATTCTTCATTAAATTCACAAGTCATTAAATCTTGTCCATCTGCAAGATCAAAACCAACAACACTATTTTGTTTTGTTAAACGTTTTAGTAAATGGGAACCTATGTATCCTCTATGGCCGGTCAGCATTATACGCATCTAGCATCTCCCATGTGTTTTTCCAACCATTAACTTGTATTGCAAATCCTAAATCATTATCAATGATAACTTTCTTCAACGGATAGTCGTTACCTTGTGGATCCATTCTATCACCAAAAAAGTGTAATGTATCATTTATATCAAAGTCATTTATAATTTGACTTTTGTCTTTACCTATAGGTGAAATATCTATTCCTGTTTCACCTCCTGGCCTTGCGATCAAATCAGAAAACTCTTTGTTAAAAAGATCTGCAATAACATTTCGTTCGTTATGTTCTTTATCATACTTTACATATAGTTTACGTTCTCCTACTGTTGCATTCCTACCTACAACACTAAAATTAATCATACCTACTCTTTCTTCAATATGTAATCCTGTACGCAGAGGAAAATTGCTTTCTTCTAATTTATCTAACAACCACGTTCTAACATGATAAGGAACTTTCCAATCGTTTGTTTTAATTTGTTTATCGCCTACCCATACTTCACTACCTGAACAATTATATACACGTTTAGCCATACTGTAAAGTTCATCACCTATTTGTTCAACTGTTTTAGGTTTATCACTTCCAGTAACAAGATAAACATTATTATTCTTACAAAACTCTACAAAGAATTTTTTAAAATCATCATCAATCTTACCACGACTAGGTGTAAGTGTTCCATCTACATCAAATATAAATTTATGCACAAACTCTCCTCCTTAGATCACTAGAACTAAACCGGTGATCTCTTTTATTAAAGTGAATATCAATATCACGTTTGCGACAAATGTCTTTTCCTGTAAAGTCTTTGTCTCTATATTCTTCGCCTAGTATTCTTACATTAATTGGATACATGCTTAGTATATCTTCTAAATCGCTTTCAGTTCCGTACGGAATAATTTCGTCAACATATTCTACACCTTTTAATTGTGTGTAGCGTTCTACAACAGTTTGTATCGGAGCATTTTTTTCTGCTCTATCTACGCTTGGATCAACTTGTAATCCACAAATTAGATAATCACATTGTTCTTTTGCTTCTCTTAACATTATAATATGTCCTGCATGTAACAAGTCAAATGTACTACATGTAAATCCTACTTTCATTAGTGACTCCGTTTCCCATCAAATACACAAACAAAATATAAACTTTCGTCTTTGCCTTGATACATATCTGATTCTACCCTATGATGCACACCATCTTCTATCAATACTACATCACCAGGTCCTACTTGCATAGGAACATCGTCTAAATACATTGTTCCTTTGCCTTTAATAAAATAATAAACTTCTTCTTGACCTTTGTGGATATGACCCGATGTTGACTTTCCGGGTTTCATTGTTGTACTACTTAACACTAAATTTTTTAATTTTGTATTATCCTTAACGATATATCTATCATCTTCTTTAGCAACTTGGCCACCAATGTCATTGATGTTTATTTTCATTTATCTTCCTTTGGTAATTCTATAATTTTTTTGTCATTTTCTAACATACTTTCTTGTATGTCATACACTTGTTCAGTCTTAATCATATTAATAATTGTATTAGTAAGACTAACTTCGCTACGTAAATAACCTATTTTACGTTGCAACTCTTCTAACTCTTTCAGATAGTATTCTAATTCTTTTTCTTTACGTAACTTTTGTTCTATAAAGTCTGTGATTAAAATCAGTTTCTGTTCTTCGCTCAATTTCATTATTCTCCAAAATCAAATAGGCTGTTAAATGTATTGTGTTGCTTAGTATCTTGTAGTGGATAATTAAGAACACCAATTAAGTTATCTAGTTTGTTATCAATAATTGTTTCTGCCATTGCATCATCATCAAATGGAAGTTGTTTGAACCAATCAGGAATACGCAATTCATCTGTCGGATATGCAACACTTGTGTATCCTAATGGATTTTGTTTAAGTTTACATACAATAACTTTCATACCATCTACAATCTCTTGTGAATACTTGTCACCATTCATACGTTTTAGTGTATTCCAATTGATACTTGCTCTGACATGTCCGGGCATATTGGCTTTGCCTTGCTTTTCTTCAAGACGTTGATAGTGTCCAATTTTATTTGCACGTTTAGGCGAACCTTTTTCCCAGCCAGGACGTTCTGAAAATTCTTTTCTAAATTTTGTAATTCTTTCTAAAACATCTTCCTGCGGGACTTCAGTAAGCACCATTAGAAGAAGTTCACTTAGAAATTGTTGCATAAACACAGGAGTATCTGATCTACGCAAATCCAATCCCATCGCTTTTACTTTGCCTGGCTTGCCATCTACATCACTTCTAAAACCTTCTATGTCATAGACTAATGCCGCATAACGTTTCTTAGTAATATACAATCCGCTTTCTGCAACAATCTCTCTAGCCGCCGCAATAACATCTGAACGGCTTTTTGGACAATGAAATGCATCTAGCATAAATTTTGGAAATGTTTCATTAGCCGCTTCACATACTTGATCATAAAGTTTTATTACGTTATCTTTGCCCCAAGGAACTTGTCCTTTGTCTATTTGTTCTTTCAATACAGGATAACCACTGAAGTAACAACTATCTGTATCACCATATATCATCGCTTCGCCGACATGATCATATTTTCCTGTTATAACTTTGTTTACTTCTGCACTCATATGTTTAACAATAGTTCTGCCTGTAAGTGTAGTTGATTGACCAATACGTTTGTCAAAAAATCTACAACCTGGATTAAGAATAGCACCATACAAACTATTTAGGTTAATCTTTTTAACCAACTGACGTTTATCCCAGTATTCTATTTCAATTTTATTACCGGCATCTTTTGCTTTTTTAAGTTGTGCTTGTAGTTCTTTACGTTCTGAATACCAACGTTCAAGTATGCCTGGAATAACACCTTCAAATTCTGTTGTAAAAATTGTTCCATTAGAAGAAAGCATCCAAGGCATGTTACTATCATAAATTAATTTGTAAATCTCTGCGCCACTTAATACATCACTTGTTGCACCTGCAGGTGACTTTCCTTCTTCCCAATCGATAGTTAGTGAAACATCTCTGCGTTGTTCCATTACTGCTTCATATTCTTCTGTTGCAAAACGTCCTTCCCAAGAACCTGCAAAACTCTTCTTTTTAAGCGTCATATCTTCATGTATACGTGCTTCGCTAATGGTTGGACGTATTTGTCCTACAATAGTTTCAGGCGCCATATTCAATGCTCTAATTACTGACGGATACAGTGAATTCAAGTCCATTGAACCAATCCATTTGTGCAAACCTTTTTTAGGAAATGCTACATACGCACCTGCCGCGGCTGTGCTTTCATCGTCATATTTTGATCTGTTTGGAACTTGAAGTCCTCTGTGATGTGCTTCGTTTACAATCGCTTGTTCTGTAACTGCTACTGCACCCATTGTGGTCTGTAGCAAAACAGTATTTGCATGAGCCAGTTCATTACTAAGATCAATAAATCTTAGTTTTTTGTCCAACTTGTCCAGTAGTGCGGTATCTTGTATGTTGTATTCGATGAATTTTCTAAAGTCATTGTTGTACAACTGATCCAAAGTTCCTTCATAAGGGATTTTATTCTCCCCAACTTCAACTTCACCAATGGCATCAAGTCTGTAACTGTGTCGTTCTTCATATGTATATTTACGATATAAATTCAAACTATCTAAATGCACTCTGCCTACTAGGTCATAGGTTTCCGCTGATTTGCCATACTTTTCAAATTCACGTTTCTTTGGAAGTTGTTGCCATAAACAAAAACGTCTTGTGTCATCTTTAGAAAGCACACGACTTGTTCTGTTAATTATGTAAGGAATATCATAACCTTCACTGTTCCAACCTGATAATACATCAGCATCTTCAATAAGTGTTAAGAAAGTGTCAATCATATCACCTTCTTTTTCAAACAGCATAACATTTTCTATGCCTTCAAGTTCTTTCTTTGCTTGATCCATTGTAAGTGTTTTAGGAGGAACAGCCAAACACACCATTGTTTCAAGCCACTGCAAATATACAGATACAGATGTTATTGGCATAAAAGGATCACTAGGATCAGCAAAGCCTCGCTCTGGATCAAAATCAGTTTCAATGTCAAAAAATGCAATGTTTAGTTTAGGAGCATCTTGGTTAAGATAATTTTCGCTTAGGCATTGGAATATAGGATTGATGTCAGATTCAAATAGTTGTTTGCCTTTGTTAATAGCAACTTCTTTACGAAAGTCTTTTGTATTTTTACATACGATACGTTGAAGAGGATCACCATAGACACTTTTATACTTGCCTCGTTGATCTTTATAATAAAATGTATATTTTGCTTGATATTCGTGGAAATGCCTTTTTCCATCTTTACGCTCTACAACTCTGATAATATCAGAATCGCGATCAAAATGTGCGTCTACGTAACTCAACTCTATCTCCTCGTTGCTTGTGGCCAACGGACCATCTGCATGCCTCTTGGGCGTATTATAATATTAGCATAGTTTGTTGATTTTGTCAACAATAATATCATATATTTTTTGGTTGCCTATTTTACTATAATGGTTTTCTTTGCCTTTGTTTGCTTGCCAAAATTCGCTGAAATCTAAATGATTATCTTCGTGTATAAAAAGTTTTGCTACTTCTACATGTGACATACTAAGATATTTTTTCTCTGCTAATATAGTGTTTATCTCTTTTCTTAGTAAACTGTAGACAGTCTGGTAGTATTTGTCATCATAATGATATTTAAAATAATCTTTAGCCGCTTTAAGGCTTGCATTAAAAAAACTAATACGGTTAATATCGTTAAAAATAAGATCACAATCTTTATGTAATCCTTCTTTGTGTAAAGGATGTTGGGGTGTATGTACTCTACTTAGACTTGTATGACTAACAATTACTAAATCATATTTGTCTAAGTTTGCAGTATTAATTTGTTGTAGTATTTTATATTCACTTACACCCGCTTGTGCAACATTTTTTACATTATATTTTTTTGAAAGAAGTTTGACCCAGCCATTTGAACCAGGCCATTCAGCCGCAAAACTATCTCCTGCAATGAGTACATTCAAAGTATTAATCCTACAACATATATGACAGTGAGTCCTGCATTTAAAACAATAAGACTACGTTCATGCCAAAGTATTCCAATTATAACCCATAAAGTATTACTTCCAATAAATGCAAATACATACCAAGGGTATATATTAAATGCCGCCAGTGTTGCGGCTATCAGTAAACAACCTGTACTGATCCAGGCTAACGGTTGGTAAGGCTTTACCACCATGTAGCGGCAACTCCGAAGCCAAACACATTAATACATGCAAAGTATCCTGTCAATAATGTTACCCAAGCCGCACCTCTTCTAATACAAGCATAACATTGTGTTACACTTCCTACAAAAAAGAACGGATATACAATTAACATATTGGGATCTCTTGCGGTAAGAGCAAGTGTCAAACTTGCTATCACTGTAAAAACAAAACTTACAAGTTCAAATGAAAATGCAATTTTGTCGCTTTTATAACTATTAATCCAAAAGTTTTTGATTTTTTCCACTACTTGTCCTTGCCAACGGTAACAACAAGTGTTTCTAGATCATCAAACTCTTCTGAAACTTTATGCCATTCGCCTTTTTGAGCAATCTTAATTGCTTTGTTAATAAGACTTGGCTTAATGTCAAGTTCTTCTGCAACAGCCTTAACTGTCTCTTTTAGACCAGAATTTAGGTCTTCTACTTCTTGAAGAACAGTAACACCTTCGTTTACTAGTCTTTCAAGTTTCGCTTTTTCTTCTGCACCATAGGTACGTGAACTCATGATAATCTCCTAATTAAAAGTATTCAGTATATTATACTTTGTATTTAGGTATTTGTCAAGTAATTTATTGGATTTTTGGTTAGGCTTTTACGCAGTTATCTACAGTTTTACCGTTTTTCTTCTTAGTGCCCATACGTTTGTAGCCTTTCCAGCATACTTTGCCGTCGACACCTTTTTGTTTTTCTTCTGGTAATGTTTTATAACTTTTTTTACCGCATTCTGGACATAAACTTGCAGTTTCTTCTATTTCTTCAAGTGCTTCTTGTAGTTTATTTCTTATTGATTCTTTGTAATCTTCGCCCATGTTTGCATGTTTTGCCGCCATGTGTTTTTTGTATTTCTTAGAACCTTTTTTGTGAGGTGATTTACCTTCACTTACACTTTCGTTACAGTTAGGTCCGCAATTACAATCTGGTGTACAGTTTCCGCCACATTCACAATCTGCATTGCAATCACAAGCCTTTGCTTCATTGATGTTTTCAGTTACTCCTACACCTTCAAATTTGTTTTCGTAATCCATTGCATGGTAAACTGAACCCATATAGTCAGCCGCTTTAGTAATTTTTGATTGTTGCCAACCTTGCATGCCTTCTGTTTCAGTTACACCTTTTAGCATTTCGTGTAACTTGATAGCATACTTGGCAATTTTGTACAAATCAGCACGGGCCATTTGTACTTCGTGATCTCTTTCGGCAACACCTGCTAATTCAGCCAAGCCTTCATTGGTATTTTCTTTAGCAGTCTTAGCCGCATCTTTCCAATCTTGATCTGTTGGTGCTCCTTTTGCATCTTTCTTACGAGGCTTCTTACCTGATTTTTTGTTCTTGTTTACATAGTAATACAAGCCTTTTGATTTTTCAAACAGTTCACTTTGCTTCATTGTGTTACTCCGAATTACAGTAGTATTTATCCTACTTTTTCTTTTTTAGATATTTGTCTTTGATAGCACCTTTTTCTTCTTCACTTGCACCTTCTCTGCCTGCTTTTTGTAGTGCTTCAAAACCTTTTTTACCGTATTTTTTAATACCTGTATAGCGTTGTAATCCACTCTCTTTAGTTTTAGTATCTTTTTTCTTCTTTTTTGATCCTGTTCTTGATTGAACAGCACCTATTGGCATTGCCACAGCCGCTACACTTCCTGCTGAAGTCGTTTCTGACATGAACTCTTTAGCCTTCATTTTTATCCTCCATAGGCGCAAATATGCCTATTTGTTTACGTTGCTGATTACTTTCAAAATCCTCAACAATTAGTTTAGTTTCTGTAATGTATTTATGCGGACACATAAGAGTTACCCATAATCCATCTTCATAAGGATTAGGTTGTGTGTATGTTCCGTTAATAATCATGGTAAAATCCTTTTGATAAGCATAGGTAAGTAGACGCATACTGCAACTACACTCCAAAATGTTGCTAATACTGTTGCATATAATCTCCAATTAGAAATATCTACCATTATTCCTAAACTAACACCACCTATCCATACATAGTCAAGTGTTGCATGAAATCTTTTCCAATTACTTCCGTATTTGGCCATAAGTGATTCACGTTTACGTGCAAACCAAGGATGTACATGTCGCATGATTACAAATCCTTCATTCAAAACCATAACTGTAAAACCTAACCAAAATATCATATAAGCAATTCGCCTTTTTCATACAATTCTTTTATATGCCCTACTCTCAAATCATCTTTGAAAGTGATGCCTAAAATAAACCTATCTTCTTTTGTTTGATTTGTTACACCGTGTGGTACTCTCGTATCAAAACATATAGGAGTAGTATAATTTATTTGTTGCTCTATTTCACTATGTGGGAAAAAACGACTTTCTTCTTCAACAGATAAGTCTTGATCTGGACTCATAACACTTATAGGCTTTGTCCATTCATATGCATCCAGACTGCTGTTTGCAAAATCACCGCAAATTGGAATGTTTATTGTGCAACCCCTGCCATAATCTGTATGTGGACCAATAATATTATTTGCCTTTACACGATTAAAGAGTACTTTAGTTACAATATCTCCTGCATTTTTAAAAGTATTGTCTAAATAGTCTAGTGTTTCATCATCTGGATGACCAGAATAAAATTTAAACCTTCCGGTTCCAAAATGTCCCCAAGATTCACACTGTTCTTTAACTTTGTTTGAGAATAGTTCTTTGTCTATTTTAAGATCTGGCAGTAAAAAATATTCTAGCATTGGTGCTCCTTTGCTATATTTACTACTTCTTTTTGTTACCTGACTTCATATTGGCACACCAATGATACATTTTGGCACGTTCACCGCTGTATTTTTTAGCCATTTTGCGTAACTTTGTAACTGATCCGCTACAACTAGCACCAGATTTTTTTACTCTACCTGGTCTACTTTTGCCCTTTTTTTTACCGTCGGCAAAGTTTTCGGATAATGTTTCTGCTACATGTACATCTAGCATACGCACTGGAGCATATTCTGCATTTATAAGTCTTAGTGCATCATATCTATGATGTCCGTTAACTATATGTCCATGTTTATCTATTGTTAGGGGAGATAAATTATCCTCTCCTATGCGTTTTAATTGATTAAATAATTTTGAATACTTACGTTTTTTATGTACAGGACGTAATTTACTTAATTTTATTTTTCCTAAACGTCCTTCGTTTTTAACTTGTGGCGGTTCTTCTCCATTTGTTGCTTTATCATCGTAATGTGCATCTTGATAACCATCAGCATCTTGTACCTTGTAACCTAATCTCTTTAATTCTTTTTGAAGATATTTCATTTCTTTTTTGCCCGCATATGGAGCAATCATTATATCAGGTTCGTCATAATTACTAACTCCTGTTGGCATACTTTTCAAGTTAGCCATGTTAGTACCTATTTTAATAAAATCATATGCAGTATCTGCCTTTGTAAGGAATGCATTTTTAGGATTTGGTATATGCTTGCCTTCTTTAGCAAGTTTTGTTGCAGTGGCGTACATAACTGCTTCTGCATCTTTGCCGTAACGATCTTTAAAATCGCCTTTCTTTTTCTTCATACCTTTTACAATACGTTCTTTTTCTTTTTCTTCACCTTTTGTAAGTTCTCTCTCAGTAGCAGGTTGTTGTAAATGTTGTTGTAACTCTTTTGCAGTACGTTCAAACTTATGATCTTTATATTTAAAGCCTTCACCTCCTGCGGCTTCCCAAGCATTTACGTTTTTACCAAAGTCATCAATTAATATGTTAGGTGTGCCATCTGATTGTGTAGCATACTTTGCTTTATTACTTGTTATTATAACATTTTTAGGTGGAAAAAAACTTAAATTCTTTTTAATCCATTCACGCTTGTGTGGCTCCGATCTAGGATCATCAGCAAGAGGAGAACTACAAATTGTATAACTGCCTTTAATTTTTTTAATCAATGCAAGTAATGATTTTGCTTGAGGAAGTAAAGGAAGTTTTAACCAAAACTCATCAGTATCACGTATTTTTTGTAAGGCATCATTTATGTCTACATTATCAATTTTTGAATAATGATCTACCTTCATTATTTTTGCCCACTCGCCAAAAAAGTCTGCAAGTACGCCATCCATGTCTACATATATTTCGCTTGCCTTAGATAATTCGCCTACTTTTGCCTCTAACATAATATATTGTAACATATCTGGGTCCGGTTTGTCAACCGATTCTTTACTAAAACTAGGATTCGCTGTCCAATTTGCTTGTTGTGCTGAAGCGGCCGCATTAACTTCTGGTGAAGTTGTGCCTGCACCTGCTTTTAATTTAATTTTTGCATTGCAATTACAGTGTGGACAATCTGGTGGACATTTACAATCTTCTCTTTTTACTTCACTGCCGCAACATTTATCTGAACAATGTGTATCTCTTTTTTCTTCTTTAACCATTCCTAGGTTATACATTACATTTGTTTTAGAACCTTTAACCTTCTTTGAATGTTGCTTAGGTTTGCCCTTACCTAAACCAAGTTTTTTAACATTCATGTATTCTCCGCCTACAGGAACATCTTTAGTTGCGTTTTGTTTAGTTATTATACCAACACCTGCGGCTTCTTCTTGCATTTTTCGCAAGGTATATTTAAAACTGCCTTTTTTAGGAACAAAATTGTCTATGTCTTTTAAACTTCTATACTTCATTTTCGTCCTCTAAATCCTTTTGGTGCTCCAGACATGTAAGGCAAACTAAACCATAATTTAAACCAGTCTTTGTCTCCAGGTTTTAAACCTAATTTTTTTTCTTTCTTCTTAAGTGCTGTAGCAGTTTGACTCATATCTTCTAAAGTATAAGGAGTGTATCCTTTGAACTCATGTATGCCTGCAAGTTTTTGTAAAGTTGCAATATCCATTTTATTCTGCCCGTCTAACATCGTGTTTAATACCTAAGTTTGTAAATAACTTAGATGTTGTTTCTATACTTGTTAATGCTTTCTTAATTCTATCTGCATGTTCAGGATTGTCTTCTACTTTTTTCCTAAATTTATTTGCGGCATCTGGTTTTATGAATATAAGTCTGCCACTCCATGCGGCACCTTTCCTATAAAAACTTAAAAAATGTTCTTTACCGTCTGCTCTATCTGCAATCCAATCTAGCACTTTTAATTTATTAGGATCTTGTTCTTTAACACTTGCATTATCTATGCCTTTAAATATATTAAATTCTTTTATTTCACCTTCGGCCATTGCGGCTTCTAGTTCTTGTTCAATGTCTACTAATTCTTTTCGGTCAGGTTTGAAACTCCTTACCATTTTATCTAGTTCACGCTCGTCTTTAATTTGAATTAGTTCGTCATATAGTTTTTTGCCACCGTATAATGCAATAGCAACACCTATTGCAGGTAACCCATATTTTGACATTGCACGTACAATTGGATTATCTAAATACTTCTTGACAAATTCTATTGCATCTTTAATCCAACTATAACCCTTCCATGCCCCAACAAAAAATGTTATAGCCCATTTGTTACTCCACAGCCATCTAGCAATCTTAAATGAATATTTTGCGCCTTGAAGAGCAGGTCCTACCCATTCTTTTACACCTTCTTCTGCTGGCTCTGTGCCTAATGCATTATCTAATAGTTTTGCGGCTTCTATACCTTTTCCTGGATACATCTGTTCAGCGGCATTACGCTTATCTTCTGGAGCCATTGAAGGCCATGCTTTTCTTAATTCGCTTGCACTTTTAATATCTACCCCACTAAACTGAAAGTTTATAGTCGGACCATAAGTCATATATCCACTAGTTGTGTGATCTTCTAGGTCTTTTCCATCCTTGTAACTTTTTAAATAACCAGGTGTACCATCTTTTTTAATTTTATCTGGTTGTGGCTGTTCATTACGATCCTTTTCACTTCGTACAAATATTAATGCAGTACCGTCTTGAAGCAATCCGCTGTAACTGTTGAGGTTGAAAGGTGATTTAACCTGAATAAAATTAGTTGGAGGTACGCCTGCAAAACTTGCTAGTTGCTTCTTTACATCAAACGGAAAAGGTCTTGTTTCTTGATTGTTTGTTGCGGCAACATATACGTTAGTTTGACCAAAAGTTTTCACGGCCCAGTCATATAAACTTTTATGTCCTGGGTGAAAAGGGTGAAATCCTCCTGGCATAACTGCTACTACCTTACGGGCAGGTGCTTCGTATAATTGCCTTAGTTTCATTTATATACGCCTTTTTTAATTAAAGGTATTTCTTCTGTGTAAATCTTTTTGCAAAGTGTTTTTACATCTTCATCAGTAATAATATCACTGTATTTTTCAGCAAGATTGTACTGCTTATTATATGCTTCCATTGCATCTTTTATTGTAGGCATCATAATTGTTTTTGCATTTATTTTTTTGCCTGCTTTTAATTCTTCTTGCATTGCACATAGCATAGGAAAGTATTTTTTTCTATACATACTGTCATTGTTACGCATGTAAACATGCAAATCGTCTACAATATTAAAGTTAGGACCAAAGTCCTGTGTTGGTTTCATCATATTTTCTTTTACTGGTTTATTTTTTCTCACAGTTGTTATCTCCTTAAAGTAAGGTCCTTTTTCAATTAGGTTTGTTACCTTAGAAGGACTGTACTTGCTTCTAATACGTAAGAACATCTTACCATCTACTATATTTACAAAATCTATACGGGGCCATTTTGTACCATCTTTACTATTAGTGTATCCTAATCTTACACCCATATCTAATTTATCTCTACTTAGTAATCTATCTAATCTTTGAAAATCTAAAACATAATATTTTGATTGTTCAAACTGTGCCAATTGTACATTGGGATCATTATATGTGCCGTGTTGTTTAATATTGGAAATAAATTGTTTTAACCATTTTTTTTCTTCATTATCATCGTTACCTGATAATTCTTCTTTGAACTTTGTATATGCTTCATTGTAAGCAATGTCTATTGCTTGTTCAATACCTTTTGCATTAAGATATGCATTACCAACACTACTAACATCAACTCCAAAGTCGCCAAAAATTTTCTTATATGCGGCCCAACCGTATTCACTATGTGCTTTTTTCTTACTGGTAGGCATGTCTGCACCTACAGCCGCTTGACCAAACTGATTAGTTGTTCCTGCTTTTAAACTAAGATCAAATCTTTTAGTTTGCTTTTCACCATTTTCATCAGTGTAAGTCATAAAAATATCAGTTTTGCGACCAGTCATATCTGATACGCCGTCTGCTATAACAGCAACATTATCTGCTTTACCGTTAGATTCAAACATTTTTGCATAACGATCTACAATACCTGCTTCATTAACATATGCTACAGCATTTCTTATGAAGCCAGCCATTTGTTTATCCGCCATCATAAAGTCATAGTCAGCAAAATCAATATAATTTTTCTCTGGAAGTTTTACAGTTAATGAAAATGTGTCAGTTGTGTTTGCTTGTTCTTCTGGAGCCTTCACTGTAATGGTTCCACCTGTACCTTTTACGCCTGCTTGCTTTCCAAAGTCTGTAATAATCTTTTTTAGATCTACTTCTGATACTCTTCGACTTGGTCTAACAGTAAGTCTTGCTAATGCAAGTGCTCCTAGAACACCTTCAAGTGTATTTCCTCTATTTGCAAGTATACGTTCTCCTGTTTTACTTTGACCTACTCCGCCGAACTCACCTGTTTTTGCAAGATTCTTCATGCTTATTTCTGTACCATCAGTTGTTTTTAATGCAGGTATTCCTTTGTAACCAGGAACTAATATTTCATTTTTTAATCTTTCTACTTCACTTTTATCTATAATAACTTCTTTGCCATCTATAGTTGCAAACTTAGCACCTTGAGAAACTTTATTCAAAAAGACAGGAATTCTGTCGTCAGGTCTTCCTGCATACTTGTTAACTTCTGCAGGTCTTAGATCAGATGCTTCTTGAATGAAATCTCTAAAGGCTACCATTTACGACAACTCCAGTACCTTGCTTTTGTTCTTGGTCCTGGATTGTCACAGTTGTGTCTTGCTCGGAAACTTCTGCGTCTCGCAGGATTTGATTTTTTAATCTTCATATTTGGATCGCCAAAGTTAACCTTTTTAACATTTTTAGTTTTTGGGTCTCTGACGTATACTTTAAACTTTTTAACATCACCTTGCATTGGCTTACCTAGTTTAACTTTACGTCCTTGATATTCTGCTTCGTCTATGCCATCTTCATCGTTAAACCACATAACACCATACTCGTGGAAGAAGTCATCTCCATCCCAAGTTTCTTCATCTAATTCTTCTGTTTCGTCATCACATGAACATTCAATATCAAAATCTTCATAACCTTGTTTAGTCATATACTCTACAAGTCTATCTGCAAATTCATCTGATTCTTGTTCTGATAATGCTCTTGGCAAAGGTATGTGGAATACAGTTGCACCTTGTTCGCTTTCAAAAATTTCACTATTAGGAAATACAGTATCATTAAGACCTTCGCTTAATTCTTCTTGCTTTTCCATTACAATTCTAATAAAATGTTCCATATTTTTACCTCAATGATTAAGCACAATACTAGTTACACTACCTGCGGTATAAACTAATTTGGCTCGTATCCATACATAATTACCTGTAAAA